TCAGAATGGGCTTGAAGTGCCGGCGAATGAGGTTCCGCTTGTGAATCGGTTCTCCATTCTCTGACGTAAAGACCAACCCGTACTCGTGATAATTTGGCCCGGCTTTTTCGTCCTGTCCGCATGACGAGCGTGGGTCAGAATGACTTTGTCGGGGATCACCTGGCGGTCCATGAAGACCAAGCGCAGATGCATCTTCACGCCGGCCTTGGTCTTCCGAAACTCTGCCCACCGATACTGAGATAGGCACATGGTGATCGTGGATGAGTCGACAAGATGAATTCGTCCAAGCTTTTCATTCGCTCACCTCATACCGACCTGGTCATAGATTTGCTGAACGCATTGACGGAAGACGAAATCCATGAACTCCGGCGGCATGTCCCGCGGCCTTCTGGAAAACTGCGCTGTACTTTCTGGCATGATGTGAAGCCCCGTGCTGGATGACATGCCTCGCAGCCCCGGTTTTAAGGACTCCCTGGCGGATTTTGTGGCCAACACGCTCGACCGGGCAGAACGGTTGGAGTTAGAGAAAGCCAGCCTTCAGCAGGAACTGGACGATGTGGAGTGCGAGGTGGCCGAGATTCAATCGGCCATCTCGGAGTTGCATCCGGACTATCAGCAGGTTCTCCGCATGGTGTTTCGCGACGGGCATACTTATCGGAGCGCTGCGTTACGCCTGCATCGAAGCAAGAGCCGTGTACAGGAGATGGTGGAGCGCGCCGTGGTAGAGATGGAGCGTTGGCGGTGAAAAAGCAAAATCGACCGGACAAATGCTGGACAAATACCGGACAAAGACAGGACACAGTATAGTATTTGCCATGTTACTATGGCAGTGTCGAAGATAGGCCCTGCTGGATGAAGGGCTGGCGGGTCTTTGCCATGACGGTACCTGATCCGGCGTGATCGGAGGGCAATCTACATATAAAATAACGAGGAAGAAACTCTGCCTAGTGCCCTCTGGTGGCCAGAAGTGGTGCCAAATATCACTCGAAGCCATGGGGCTCGGTAGTATGTAGGGCAAGAAGCAAACAGACCAAGACCATCGCACTCATCGCACGCCGGTCGGTGTCCTCGCAACTGGGCGGTATTTCACCGATGATAAGTGCCTGATGGTACGGACCGCACCGGCGGGCCATTTTGTGGTGAACAGGGGAGCATCCAACGGCACCGCGGGCTCTCCCCTGTTGAGAGACGGTGCCCGGCTGAGACCTCGCGCGTGCGGTCATGACTATATATCAGACAGATTAGCAGGATAATTGCTGTGATTGGAGAATATTTTGGAGGGGAGGTTGAGAACATGGGAAATATCAAGAAAAGATATGTGCTATGGAACAATAAAGGTGGCGTTGGCAAGAGTACACTCACGTTTCATCTAGGGTCTGAGTATGCAGCTAAACATCCAGATGAAAAAGTATTGATACTTGATCTTTGCCCGCAAGCCAACGCTACTATGACATACTTTGGAGGAGGTACGCAAGGTGAGTCAACTCTCCTCAAAATCCAGACCGATGATAAGCCGAGAACGATAGTTGGTTTCTTCAGTGACCAACTGAGTAATCTCGGTGCTACACGGCCAGCAGAATCGTTAAATGTAAAGCAGTTTGTACATAAAGTATCGGAAATAAATCATAGTCTCCCTGAAAATGTATTCATAATTCCAGGAGACGGAAATCTCGAGATATTGTTATCTGCATTGTCGTACTATGCTAATCCACAAGGGACATTAACAAATACCTGGAGAAACGTTATTCTCTGGGCACGAGATTTATGTGACCTTGTGGCTCAAGAGTTTGATGGGAACATAACCATATTTATTGATACCAACCCCAGTTTTGCACTGTATACACAACAGGCCATAGTGGCTGCAGACAGAATTATAGTTCCCTTTAACGCTGATGATTCATCAAGAACAGGTGTAGGTGCGTTATTTGGATTAGTATACGGAGTGAATATTCCTCATCCCGTGTATCAGAATTACACATTCGCGGCATTAGCTTCTCAAGCTGGGTTAGAACTGCCAAAGGTTCACTTGCTTGTCGGGAACCGGTTTGCCCAATTCCAAGGAACTGCCAAAGCCTTTGCTGGTCTGTCCTCTGTGATTCAGGAAAATGCATGGGTTCAGTTTCAAAAGAATCCTGATCGATTCACACCAAGGGACTCTTCTATTAATACACTACATGAGTTTGTCGCAAATTACCATATCGATTTACGGGATTTTAATTCAGCGGGTGTTGTAGCAGCTAATCAAGGAATACCGCTTACAGAAATGAGACCTGGGCGGTTCAACTTGTATGGGGAAACGGCTCAGGTGAATCCTGACCAGATTGAAAAATGCCGCGCAGCGATCGAAGACGTTGTAAATCGTTTGTAGTTACGTTGCCGCTTAGGCGGGTTTTCTTTTTCCTGAAACCAACTCAACCCAGTTTTTGGAGGTGGGGTGAGATGTAGTGCCTCGCCAGCGCAGCCCGGAACGCGACCGTGCATTTCAGATGTGGCGTGAATCGGGCGGAAAGATGAAGTTGAAGGATATTGCAAAAGCTCTTGGAGTGCTCGACACCCAAGTCCGAAAATGGAAAAACCAAGACCGATGGAATGTACGACTGAACAGTAACGTTACCGAATTGAAAAGTAACGTTACGAAACGACCCGGGGCACCTCGAGGCAATAGGAACGCCGTCGGGAACCGTGGCGGACCAGGCGGGCCGCCCGGTAACAAGAAGGCTGTCGTGACCGGCGAATACTAGGCCATCTATTTGGACGCGCTCGATGAAGAAGAGCGGGTCCTTTTTTCGTTAGTCGATACCGATGTCGCTGCCCAACTCGACCGTGAAATCCGTCTGCTCGAGATTCGCGAACGCCGCATGCTTCAGCGCATCCGGCGCCTGCAGGAAGGTCCGGATATGGTCCTGCAGTTTGAGGATCGGAGCGAACAGTCCAGTGAACTGCATGGAGACACGGATATCCGGAGCGAGCGCCGTGAAGCGGCTCTTGACCGCATCCAGCGCATTGAGGAGGCGTTGACGCGGGTGCAGGAACGCAAGACGACACTGCTCGACCTCAAGCACAAAGTCGAGAAGGTGTCGGACACGGACCCCGGCAGCCTGGACAGCTTGGTCAAGGAGATCCGGGACAGTGGCGATGAATGAGCTTCCAGTGGGGCCGGTTCAGTCCGAAGCAGCTTCGATCGATGCGCGAGAGCGATGCTCGCCTGAACATCTGGGAAGGCGCGGTTCGTTCGGGCAAGACCATAGCCAGCATCGTTCGGTGGTTGGACTACATCGCCACGGGGCCCGTGGGCGACCTGCTGATGGTCGGCAAGACGGAGCGCACGCTTAAGCGCAATATCCTGGACGTCATGGAGCAAATCCTTGGACCGCGGTTATACCACTACAACCGTGGCGAGGGTGACTACGTCTGCGGCCGCCGGATGTACGTGGCCGGCGCGAACGACGAGCGCGCGGAGAATAAAATCCGCGGCTTGACCCTGGCTGGGGCCTACGGCGACGAGATCACGCACTGGCCGGAGGGCTTCTTCCGTATGCTCACGTCCCGCCTGTCGGTGCCGGGGGCCAAGTTCTTCGGCACGACGAACCCGGACAACCCATTTCACTGGCTCAAGATTGGGTATCTCGACCGGCCGGGGTTGGATCTGAAGGCCTGGCATTTCGAACTGGAGGACAATCTCAACCTTGATCCGGCCTATGTCGAGGCGCTCAAGCGTGAGTATACGGGCCTTTGGTACAAGCGGTTCATTTTGGGGTTATGGGTGCAGGCTGAGGGCGCGGTCTACGACATGTGGGGCGAATCGTGGCACGTGGTCAGTGACGTTCCCCACCCGCATGAATGCGACCGGCTTATCGCCGGCGGGGACTATGGGACGACAAACCCAACGACTGTGGAGCTTGTGGGGCGATATGGCGGTCGATGGTACGTCCTGAGCGAGTACTACTTCGACAGTCGGGAAATGGGCCGCCAGAAGACGGACGCTCAGTATGCCGATGACGTAGAAGCATGGCTTGAGGATGTGCGCGACCGGGTGACGATTTACCTGGACCCGGCGGCCGCATCCTTTGCGCTTCAGTTGCGCCGGCGGGGGCTGCACGTGGTCGACGCCGACAATGCAGTGCTGGAAGGCATCCAGCTGGTGGGACGCCTTCTGGCGGATGGGGATCTGTTCGTGCATGAATCCTGGACGCATCTGCGGCGTGAATTCGCGTCCTACGTATGGGACCCTAAGGCCCAACAACGCGGCGAGGACAAGCCGCTCAAACAGAATGCCACGCTTTGGATGCCCTGCGGTATGCGATATACACAAACCTGAATCACCCGCCCATGGATGAGGACATTCGGCAGGCGCTGAAGGGGGTGAGGTTCTATGCCTGATGTGCGCACGAAAACAGTCCGGCACAGCTGGTGGCGGCGCGCCATTGGCGAAATCAATGCACTTCGCCAACAGATGTGGTCCGTGTCGGACTTCACCGCACCGTACACGCCGGACAGCTCCCGGGTGGACTATACGCTGGCCCGGGAACTCTACCGGAATACGAACGAGCAATATAAGCTTGGAGCCGCCTTTGCTAAGCCCATTATTAACACCATAGCTGGGTTCATGGGCGTACCGCACTTCTCGCACGATGATCCGGACGCAGACCAGGTCCTTGAGGAGCACTTCACGCGCTGGCGGGGGAAGCTCCTGCGCACGGTCCGCAACGCGCTGCGAGACGGCGACGTATTCGTGCAGTTGTCACGCTATCCCGACAAATTTAGCAGATTGCTGCAGTTCCAGCTGCAATTGGTCCCGCCGGAGTGGGTGACGCCTGTACTAGACCCCGTTACAGGCGAGTGGGCGCAGGTGGTCATCCGGCACCCTGTCACGCTCCGGGATGCGGACGGGAGAGTCATCCAGCAATACGTGGTCGACGAGACTTGGAACGCGGAGCAGCATGTCATCACGGCCGACAGCCGGGCACCTGCGGAAGTACGGGCCCAGGACAAGACGGAGCCGAATCCATGGGGATTCATCCCCTATCGTCCATTTCAAAAATGAGGCGGAGGAATACCGGATGTACGGTGTCAGCGAATTGGAAGCCGTCGAGCCGTACCTGCGTGCCTATCATGACGTAATGCTGTTTGCCGTACAGGGCTCAAAGATGTTCAGCCGTCCCAAGGTCAAGTTCAAGCTCAAGGACGTGCGCAAATTCCTGGCGGACAACTTTTCGGACGAGGAAGTGAAATCCGGTCGGATCAATTTCTCCGGTCGAGAAATCTTCTTCCTGCAAGACGGGGAGGATGCCGAGTTCATTACGGCGGACAGCGGCCTGGCCGGAGTCACCATGCTACTGAAGTTCCTCTACTTCTGCATTGTGGACGTGACCGAAACCCCGGAGTTTGCTTTCGGCACGGCGGTGCAGTCGTCCAAGGCCAGTGTCAGCGAACAAATGGTGCCGCTCATGCGGAAAATCCACCGCAAGCGCGGCCAGTTCGAGAACCGTTCGGGGAGCTGGCGTCAATGTTTCTGGCGATGTGGGCCAAGGTGGAGAACCGGACCCTGGACAGCTACGACGCCCGTATCGAGTGGGACGAGGTCAGCCTGCAGGATGACGCAGAGGTTGCGACGACCATCAACACACTCATCAACGGCCTGTCCACAGGTGTCGAGGCGGGGCTGGTATCCATCGATGCCGCGGCTGAGTTACTACGGAACTTTGTACCGCAGATGCTCCCGTGGGTGGACCCAGAGGCGGACGAGGATGAACGTCGCCGTGTAGCCCGCGGATTTGCTCTTGTCCAGCGCCTGCGAGACGGGGAAGGCATAGATGGCCTACCCGTGAATTCAAGCGGCGCACAGGGGCAAACCGGCGTGAATCCTGCTGCCCCGGATGATGCCTAATGGAAAAGGTCATCAGTGAGCGTGAGTGGTACGACTTGCTCCCAGACAAGGACTACGCTGATTACCTAATGGCTGCGCGAGACAGGTTGGCCAAGCAGGAGGCAGCCACTGTGCGCCAGGTGAAGGCGGTCTACACCCGCGTGGCCAAGCAACTGCGCGCGGAGATCCAACAGGTGACGCCAGGAACCCTGCGGCGGGGCACCTGACGGCACTCGCCAAGAAACTGGAGCAAGCGGCGGATACGCTGAACAAGGACCTGTTGTCGGCCATTTATTCCGGCATCAAGCTTGCGGCCCAGGATGCCACGGACGGGGCAGAGCAGGTGGCTCTGGACGTGCTCAAGGACGTGTTTGACCAGGCTTCCATCAAGGCTATGTTCGCGTCCATCAACGAGCAGGCCGTTCTGGCCGTATTGTCCCGCACCCGAAACGATGGGCTGAAGGTCTCGGACCGCATTTGGCGTACGTCGCAAAACGCGCGAAATGCCCTGACCAAGATGGTAGAGGACGCCGTGACCCGCGGACTCAACAGCCGGGTATTGGGGCGGCAGGTTCAGCAATACCTGCAACCCGGAGTATGGACAGCGTTTAAGGACGAGACCCGACGAAGTCTGAAGGTGTCGCGCGACATCAGCATGGAGGCTATGCGCCTGGCGGTGACGGAATTGCACCATGCGTTTCATGAAGGCGCGGTGCAATCCTATCGCGCCACCCCCAGTTATGAAGGAGTATACTGGAGGCTGAGCAGCAATCACCCGCACACAGACATTTGTGACACCTATGCCCCCCATGACGGCAATGGTTTTTGGAAAGAGGGGGACGAGCCGAGCAAACCCCATCCATGGTGTCGGTGCGTCATCGTCCCTCGCCTCGAGGACACGGACCAGTTTGTCCAGCGTCTTCGGCAGTGGGTCGACAATCCGCAATCGCAGCCGGACATCGAGAGCTGGTACAATGGCCTGCCGAGGTCGTTCCTGCGGCGGCCAAGTCGCACGGTGCAGATTCCGATTCCTGGCCTGCATGAAGGTCGGAACGTGCCACAGTATGTGCGAGACGTGGAGAACCGTCTTGCTCGTGGCGCGCGAACCTTGGATGATGTGCTTGAGATCGGGGACATCCTCCGCGGAGAGTTGGATCGGCGAATTGGAGAACTCAAGCGTGAGCTGTTGCGGACTGTCAAGCGTAGAAGCCAGATCGCCGAGCAATTGGACAAGAACCGGATGCAAGGTATAACAGCAGATAAGCAGCGCCTGCTGGATGAGTACCGCCAGGTAGAGCAGCGCAGGCGTAAGGCTATGGAGAAGCTACTTGACCGGCCCAATTTGGTGCGGGACATTCTAGATCCGGTTCGAAAGATGAACGATGACACTGAGATCGCCGTCCTGGTAATTTCGGATGATGAAGCCGTGCAACGGCTAAAAGGGCAGCTTCGCTATCTGCCGAAAGATTGGGTCGATGCCTTCCGCGGCAGGCAGATCTTTGCGAAAATGAGCACAGAGAGATCGTACTACCAACAGGGCGGAATGGCAGAGACGATATCTCTGCGGTCTTCGGCGAGTCCGTCTGTGACGCTGCATGAGTTGACGTACCGTTGCGAGGCCTGGGTGCCGAAGCTGGTGCAAATGGAGCAGGCGTTCTACGAATACCGGACGGCGGGTGAACCTCTCAAATGGCTCGGCCCACGGTATGATCCGAACGAGATGACGCGCTTCGACCGGTTCACGGATTCATACATGGGCAAAGACTATGATGGTCGCTTCTTCGAGCTGATGAGCATGGGCATGGAATGGTGTTCTACGGATTGTACGAACCCGAGCGCGATCCCGAATATGTCGCCTGGGTATTGGGGGTGCTGGCAACGGCATGAAGTTCACGGCGCGATTCCGATGGATATATGCAAAAGAGATCGCAGAGGTAACATGGGAGGATGGAAGGCTTTCCGGTGATCCTATTTTGACGCAGCTCATTGAGTCGACGGCCATGGGGCTGGAAGGCATGCCGATAGGCTTTCCGACCTGGGATCAGACGGTGACGAACCATCTCCAGGATCCGTACTCGGCGCTTTACATCATGCGGTTCCGCCTGCCGGAGCCAATAGAATTCCTTGACGAGAGCGGCGATGTGCCAACCCTGCCGCCCGTTCTACCGGGGGCGATACCATGATGCACGAACATTGGCCAAAAGGCATGACACCTCCCATACCTGATACGCCAGAATCGGTCAGCCGTCCAGTGACGCTGGCTGATTTCAATTATGTGGCCGAGATCCGGCGCGCACTCGCGGAGCTACCGTTCGGTGTGCGCATGGTGGCTTGCCACGTCGAAGAAAACGACGGTGAGCCGCCGCGCGTTAGCCTTGCGCTGGAGGTCACGGAAAGGAGGGAGGCGACATGAGCGGGCACATCAGCCGGTACAATCCGCAGTCCAGAACGTTTGTTCGCCAAGGCTAGGGCGGGCAGTGGGCCCCCAAGATCCTATCGCAGAAGCCGGCGACGATAACCACGTTGGCGGCCGCGCAAAAACCATCAAAGTAAGCACAGGTGCCGACTGAACCGGCGCCTTTTTCATGCCCGGAAGGGAGGTGAAGGGATTGGCGTTTGGTGAGATGGTCCGTCTAGAGGCATCTGTAACCGGTGAAATGGGAGTCAACGACGTTCCGGTGGCACCATGGGCCGACCTTTCCAAGATTAAGTCGGGAGACGACGACCCTATGGAGGTTGTCGTGGAAGTCCCTGCTGGGAAGTCCAAACGCGGTTGGAACTACCGTCCAGAGGCACTGCAACGCATTGTCGGCGAGGTCATGACGACAGGACTCCCAGGGTTCCTGGGCCACCAAAAGGCCGAGGACGTCAGCACGCAGTTCCTCCCGCCTGCCACGCATTGGGTCGGTGCGAAGTGGGAGAACGGCAAGGCCTATTTCCGTGGCGTCATCGACAAGGCGGCGGCCGACTTGAAGCGCTGGATTCGCGCCGGTGTCATCCGTCAGGTGTCCATATTCGGTCTGCCGAAGCTGTCGAAATCGACCTGCAGGAGCTTCTTGCCCAACTGCGCCAGCAGTTGCAGGCCAAGAACACGACGATGGCCGCAATCTGCGGCGAGATGGGGTGGGACTTTCAGAACCTGGCCAAGGAGATCGGGGGCGACCAGTACCGTGCGCTGGAGACCCGGGCAAACGTCATCGGTGAGATGGCCGAGCTGTTTGGACTCGGTCGGGACGCACAGCCGGAGGCTGTTCTATCCGCCGTAAAGACCGCACGCGAGATGCAGCTGCAGCAGGCTCGTCAAGCGCATGAACAGCTCATCGACAAGGTGATCGGTGAAATGGTGGTGGCGGAGGCCGCGCGTCTTTTGGTCAAGCGGATGCTCCACGTTCCGGAGAACGCCGACGAGGCGGCCATTCGTAAGGCCGTGGGCGAAATGCTGGAGCAGGAGGACGTCAAGACGGCGCTGTCGGGCCTGTTCAATTCGGCGCCGGTACACGGCCGTCAAGACAACCGTGGAAGTGCCAGCATGGATGGTCTCGCGGTGTCTCGCGTGTCCATCTAATGAATCCATTCTTGGAGGTGTTGTAAGTGGGACGTTTGGTTGCTGAAGGAAAGTCGGTCAAAGTCACGGCCGCAGCTGCGGTCAATCAGGGAGATTTTGTGTTGGAGGGCGGCTTCTTGGGGCTGGCCGTAAATTCTGCGAATGCCAACGAACAGGTCGTGCTGAATATAGAGCCCGGCGAATATGAGACCAGCCAGGTTAACACAGCTGATGCGTTCAACGCAGGGGACGCCGTGTACTTCAATGCGACGAACAAGGTCCTGACCACGGCGGACGGTAGCGGAGCCAATCGCCTAGTCGGGCGCGTGACGGTCGCCAAGGATGCGAACAACGTCATCTGGTTCCTGCTCGGGCCGCAGGTTTAAACGAATCCCACTATGGAGGTGGAATGAATGCCAAAAGTCATTACGCTTGAAACCTAGCGCGCACAGCGCCGCCAGGGTACCCATAACATCCGTGTGACTTATCTCTCTCCTACTGGTGAGATGAAGGCGGTTCAGACACAGATTGTCAACGGTGAAATGGAAGTCTTTCAACTGACGCGACCCATTGGTGAGATGATTACCACGCCTGCTGGACTGGACCAGTTGGTGCAGAAGACGGTTGTGGACTTGCAATTGGGGCGGGAGCAGGTGCCTCTGTTGTACCAACCCATTTACCGCAATATTACGGACGCCAACCTGACCGAGTTTGTGGACATCTCGCCGATGGTGGGCGCGCGCATTGTGTTCTTACAGCACGCCGAACTGGAGGAAGTCAAGTTTGGCACGCGGGTAGTCGGTCCGAAGGATACCGTGCCCATTATCACGTATGCGGCCGGTTTTGAATATACGGAGAACATCCAGGAGTGGGACAAGACCTGGCAGCTGGCCGAGCTGAACCGGGCCATGGGCGAGGCCTATAACGCCCTGCTCAACCACATTCACCTGTCGCCGATCCTCACGTACAACTACGCGGCCAAGAACAAAACGGCGGCGGCGACGGAGGGCGCAACGTATCTGGAGAAGTTGCGTAATACCATCAAGCAGGGTCTCATCGACGCGGCCAAGGACAAAAACAAGGACACCCTGTCTCCGCGCCGTCCGACGGTTCTGCTGGCTCATTCCAGCAACCAGTGGGACATCGAGGAAGCCCTGCAGCGGCAGCAGATTGGCGGGACCATTTATCCGGCCATCAGCCAGATTGACACGCTCATCTTCTACGATGGCTACAGCGTGACGGTGGGCGAGAAAACCTACACATACGACGGAGTCGACCCGGGCAAGGCGTACCTGATCGACCCGCAGAAGTACTTTGTCGAGCTGGTCAAGCACGACCTGCGGGTGGACGCCTCGGGCGCGGACCTGAGCCGCCTGGTGGTGAGCCAGATTGTCGGGCGGGCCCGTCGGGGTGTGTATGCGTCTCCTGCCAACGCCGTGCAGGAATTGACCCTGCCCTAAATCCGGGGGCGCGTCAGAGAAGGCTGCGCAGGTCATGCGGGATAACCTGAACGGTGCTCTGGATCAGCTAAGTGGAGCTGTTGAATCGGTGGAGATCGCGGTTGGGAGCCGGTTCACGCCTGTCCTACAAACCGTCTCAAACGCGCTTGCCGACCTGGTCAGCGCCTTTACATCGCTCCCGGGTCCGGTGCAGAGCTTCATCGCATACGGGGCGGCCGCGGCAGCCGTCCTGTTGTTATTGGCTGGGCCAATGCTCATGCTTATTGGGTTCCTGCCACAAATCGCGGCTGGATTTGGTCTGATTTCGGGAGCTATGGCCGGATTCAGCGCAACGGCTTTGCCGATCCTCGGCATCATCGCTGGAATCGCAGCTGCAGCTGGTCTCCTGTACTTGGCCTGGCAGAACAACTTCGGCGGCATCCGAGACATCACGATGCAACTTTGGAGCCAGATTGAGGCCAAGTTCCAAGAGGTCTACAACTATGTGGCGCCCATCGTTACAAGCCTGATAGCCTATATCACCCAACAGTGGCCGAAACTCCGGACGGAACTGGAGCCGGTGATGCAGTGGCTGGGCGTGATATTCAAGTACGTTTTCAAGTTCGCCGCAGACACAGTGATGTTCTACATCAACTCCATCGTCCTGGTGATCAAAGGCGCGATAAACGTCATCTCGGGTATTATCAAGTTTTTCGTGGCGCTATTCACAGGCGATTGGAAGGGCATGTGGGACGCGGTCAAGCAGATATTTACCGGCGCTGTCCAGCTCCTGCATGGCCTGTTCAATCTGTGGTTTGTTGGTCGAATCGCGGGTCTGCTCGGCAGCTTTGCGTCCAAAGGCCTATCCATCCTCGGGGGTTTCGCGAGTAAGGATTTGGGTTCGCTGGGAAAGTTCGCATCCTCTGCGCTTGGATCTGTCGGCCGGTTTGTATCGGGTTCGGTGAGCCGCATTGGTAATTTTGCAACAAGCGCGCTCAATGCCATTGTGCGGTTTGTTTCGGGAGCCATCTCCCGCATCGCAAGCTGGGCGTCGAGCATGGTCTGCCGAGCGGGCAGTGGTATGAGTCGATTCGTGCGCGGAATTGCAAACGGCGCGAGTCGGGCCATCTCGTACGTCCGAGATATGGCATCCCGAATCGTCAATGCGTTTACGAGTTTGCCAGGGCGTATGGCGTCCATTGGGCGAAACATCGTTTACGGCATCTGGAATGGAATCCACGGCCTTGGAGGGTGGCTGGCCGGTAAGCTCATCAGCTGGGCCAAGGCCATCATTCCTGGTCCGATAGCGAAAGTCTTGGGCATCAACTCTCCGTCCCGCCTCATGGCGGAATACGGCGGATACGTGGTGCAAGGGCTTGCTAAGGGCATGCTCCGAGCTGAGGATTTGGTCAAGTCGGCGTCGGAGCAAATCGCGAACACAATCACGTTTAGTGCTCCATCTCCAGCGCTTGCTGCGGTTTCCGGACGGCAATTTGGGGCGCAACAGATTACCAATAGCAACATGAATCAGTATAACGCCCCGCTCATTTGCACGGTGGTCGTGCGAAACGACAGTGACCTACGAAGCATTCAGAACACCATGCGGCAGCTGTACGAGGAAAACGCGAAAGTGCAGCGGGCCATGGGGAAGGGGCGATGACCATGATTGTCACGGGTCTAATGCCAAACCAATCCCCGGGATTCACGTTTGCCGGTCACCATTCCGGAGAGTTCAATGTTTGGCTGACGCGGTCCAACTTCTACCTCATGCCGTCGACTCGCGACAGGTTTACCAGCCTCGTGGGGCGGCCGGGACAGTTGGACCTGGGTTTCGATTACGATGTTCGGCAAATCAACCTGGACTGTGTGATCTGTGATCTATGCCCGTTCAGAACAGGAATTGCGGCAGCGAGCCCGCGATGTGGCAAGTTGGCTGGACCCGCGCGCCGGGACTCAGCAGCTTGTTCTCGACAGCGAGCTGGACAAATTCTACCTGGTGCGATGCTCCGGGACATCCGAAGTCGAGATGGTGGCCAGACAAGGAAAGTTCACGGTTCCGTTTTTGGCGTCCGATCCATTCGCGTATGCCATCGAGGAAAAACGCATCGAGTGGGAAGCGCCGTACCAGGGGCAAACGTCTCTCGCGAACAATGGCACGGCCGCCTGCCCGCTGGTTATCACACTCAAGGCACCGGGTTCGGCGTCCACGGAGTACGCGGCCACGGGGCTGGGCGTGACGAACTATGGCGCGGCGGGCGGCGAGTCCACCACGGCCGGAGTGACGCTCACCATCGGCGGCGTGTCCGTGACCTACACCGGCAACATCGGAGCAGGTGACATCGTGGTCATCGACACCGGCCACTACACAGTGACGCTGAACGGCGAGAACGCACTCCAGTATTGGCAGGGCGACTTTCCGCAACTTCAACCTGGGCAGAACACGGTCACGGAAATGGACACGGCGGGAGCAGGGGTGAACGTGACTTTTCAGTATCGAGAGAGGTGGATATGAGAAATTGGTAATCGGGAACAAACCTATGAAGCGTCGTGGTGCCTTTTCAATTGCCTTTTTGCAAATAAAATCTCCAGATAACTTGTCTGTTGGCGATCGCAGTGCCGACTGGATAGCATCGGTTCCGCTTGAACAGCGAGTAAAGACATCAGTTAGAGAGGAATTTTGACCTTTTTGTGGAACAACATAAGTAAATATGTTGAATGCGGGTGAGTACATGCTTAGTGCCATAATTGGGAAAGCGGTTGGAAAATTCATTGTGAAAAAAATATTTAATCGTATTTATTATGAGCTTAACAAGAGAGAAGCAGACGATGCTATATTGAAACTCTATGAGGCGACGAGAGGAATACCAGAATGCGAACGAACTTTGGAAAATGATAAACGTGTAGTTCAAAATCTTTTTAGACATGGTAAGATCAATAAAGATCAGCTAGAAGGGCTTATGTTCATGCTTGAACACGCCTATAGTAGGAAAGATGAATTAATTGAGAAGGCCCGCGCTTTCCGGGAACAATATCAAGAAGAGTTTAGTACGAAGACTTTGATGAATTGAGCCAAGGCGAAAAACTGGCCCTGTTTGAAGCTATTAAGAACACGCTTTTCCCTGAACCACGGTTAAAGTTGGACAAAGTGGCGGAAGATGTGCGAGACAGTCGATTTAGTTCAGGGCTGGCGTACGTCCATTGCGGTAGCAAGATGGTAAAACGAAACGGGACGTACCGCAGTCGCCAGAGGTATCTATGTAAGGATTGTGGAAAGTCATTTAACGATATGACCGCAAGCCCACTTGCGGGTACACGTTACTCTGACAAATGGCTGAAGTTTATCGAGTGCATGTTGGATGGTCTGACTCTGCCCAAAATCGCTAAACTGCTTGGTATTCATGTATCCACTGCATTTTATTGGCGACACAAAGTGTTATATGCCCTTCGCTCACTTGGTCACGACACGCTGAACGGGATTGTGGAGTCCGACGAAACCTTCTTCTTGGAGTCTCACAAAGGTCGGAAACCTGTTGCTTTTCGGAAATCGAGGAAGCGCGGCGGTGCAGCGAAGCAACGGGGCATCAGCAAGGAACAAGTGTGCGTTGTGGTTGCGATTGATCGAGACGGAGGCGTTGTTGCACAGAATGCAGGTCGAGGTCGCATTACCGCAACAGAAATCGACGCTGTACTCGGCTCACGCCTTGCACCAGGTTCCTTGCTTTGCACAGACTCCGCACGAAACTACATTGCATTTGCAAGGATGAAGGGACTATATCACGAAGTAATTAATGTGCGGAAAGGTCAGCATGTCCGTAAAGGCATCTACCACGTACAGCACGTGAATTCATATTACAAGCGATTGAAAAAGTGGATGGAACGCTTCCAAGGCGTTGCAACGAAGTATCTGGATAATTATCTGTTCTGGTTCAGATTCTTGGAGCGATACAAACACCTGTCGCCCTATGAAGCAAAACGGGCGTTATTACGAGACATGTCCAAACGTTCTAATCAAGTCACCGTTAGTGTTTTCGGATGGCGTAAAGTATTCGCACTATACTTGCCCCAGAGTCAACCCAGACAGAAGGGATGGGTTAAGATGAAGTAGAGGTGTTTGTGATGCCGGGACGTAAGTGGACAGTGGACGAAAAGATGAACATCGTGCTCGAGGGCATGATGCCCGGTGCGAACATCAGCGAGGTTTGTCGGCGGCATGGCGTGGCCCAGAGTCTGTATTACAGGTGGCGTGAAGCATTCCTGGCTGGTGGACGGGCTGGACTTCAGTCCGGACCCTCTACGAGGGAGCAGGAGCTGGAGAAGGAGTTGCAGGAGGCTCGGGCTAAGATCGGTGAACTTACGATGCAGGTGGAT